AAAGACCCACACTTGAATCGCATGGTCAGCAAATTATGCTTGGCCGAAGACATTTTTATCCCGTACAACGGTTCTTCTATTGTTTCCAAGTGTGAGCGCTTGACTCATCGCATTCCGATGAGCGAAAACATGTTCAAGAAGCTTGTTACACATGGCTACTACCGTGACACAGACGTACAAAAGCTAACACCACCTTCTATTGGCAATGAAATCCAAGACGCCACGGACAAAATGGTGGGTGTGCAGGCTGGTAGCGAGTCAGAAGAGTTGTTCTTGTTGGAATTCCACATTGACTGGGACTTACCAGGCTTTGAAGACAAGGATGAAGACGGGGAAGAGACAGGCGTGAAGCTTCCTTATGTGATTACGATTGACGAAGGCAGCAGCAAGGTTGTTGGCATCCGTCGTAACTGGGAAGAGAAGAACGAAGTCAAGGTTCGCAAAGAACATTTCATTCACTACGTGCTAGTCGAGGGCCCTGGAGCCTATGGCCTTGGTTTTGTGCACTTGATTGGTGGCTTGACCAAGTCAGCTACATCCGCCATGCGCCAATTAATCGACGCGGGTACCTTGTCTAACTTGCCAGCAGGCTTTAAGACCAAAGGTGCGCGTATTGCTAACGATGACGTGCCTTTGCAACCAGGCGAATGGCGTGATATTGACGTGGGTGGTGCAGATTTGCAGTCATCCATGTTGCCTTTGCCGTACAAAGAGCCAAGTCAGACATTACAAGCATTGATGGTGTTCTGCGTAGAGGCCGGTAAGCGTTTGGCAAGCACAGCTGATATGCAAGTAGGCGATGGCAATCAACAAGCCGCTGTCGGAACCACGATTGCGTTGATGGAAAAGGGCGCGACCGTGATGTCCGCTATCCACAAGCGCATGCACTATGCCCAGAAGATGGAATTCAAGTTATTGGCTCGTGGCTTTGGTGAAACATTGCCTGAAGAGTATCCATACGAAGTGGTTGGCGCGTCTCGTAAGATTAAGCGTACCGACTTTGACGGTTCAGTGGATGTTCAGCCAGTTGCTGATCCTAATATCTTCTCTAGCGCACAGCGTATCACTTTAGCACAGACACAATTGCAGATTGCTCAGTCAGCACCGCAGTTGCACAACATCTACGAAGCCTATCGTCGTGTGTACGAAGCCTTGGGAACAAAGAACATTGATGCTATCTTGACACCACAGAATCCAGACAAGCCAAAAGATCCCGCAACGGAAAACGGCGATGTGTTGGACGGTATGTCATTGCGTGCATTCGCTGGTCAACAGCATGATGCGCACATTGAAGCGCATTTAATGCAGGGCATGTCTCCTATTCTTCAATCTAACCCAATGGGTGCGGTTACATTGCAAAAGCACATCTTGGAGCACGTGAGATTGAAAGCCGAAGAAGACGTTGAAGTGGATTTGTTCAAAGCTTATGGCATGGACCCAGGGAATATGGTTTCAGACTTGCAACGTGAAGCTGCGATAGCCTTGAAGGTAGCTCAGTATTTGAAGGATGTGAAAGACAAGCAAGCTGAGATGATGGGCCCACAGGACGATCCTCTGATTAAGTTGAAAGAGAAAGAGTTAGAGCAGTCCGCACAGCGTGACCAGCAACGTGCTCAGATTGATCAACAGCGTTTGCAAGTAGAACAAGCAGACAAGGCAGAACAGGACCGCATCGATCGTGAGCGTATTGCTTCTAACGAAGAGATTGCACAGTACCGTGGCAACATTGCCATGCAAAAGATGAACCAACCGAAAGGATTCCCAAATGCCTCTTAAATCAGGTAAAAGCAAAAAGACTGTTAGCTCAAACATCAAAGAGATGGTGGGCTCTTACAAGAAAACAGGGAAGATTGGTACTAGCAAGCCTGCGTCTACAACCAAGGCTGTCAAACAGGCAGCTGCGATTGCTTATGACAATGCCGGCATTGCTAAAAAGCAGGAACAACGCATCAAAAAACGTGGCGGAGATGTAACATTTAAACGCGACGGGAAATTACCTGTAGGAATCTATTGATTTTTTGTATCACAAGGGCTATTCTGATAGCCAATAGCTAACGGGAAGAGGCTAAAAGATTTTCCCGCCCATGGTAGAGGAAACCATGCTCGAGTTTGCAGAAAACTTGCTTCATGACATTAGAGGTTTACGTCACGATACTGAACAACTTGTTATCAGCGGTTCCATGAAGAACATGGAGCAATATAGCCGCATGATGGGCAGGCTTGAGGGCATCCGAATTATTGAAGAGGCGATTCAAAATCGTCTTAAGCGCAGTAATGAAGATTTTTAACCCCCAAGAGGAGAAGTAAATGACGTTAACAGCGTTAGAACAGAAATGGGAAGAGGAAAAGGAAGCTCGCGGTCCTGAGCTCTTGGATGCTTACACCGAAGATGGTGAGTTAGATCCAAAGAACTTGGACGAAGCTGTACTTGACCGTATTCCTAAGCCAACAGGCTGGCGTATCGCCATTTTGCCGTACCGTGGTGCTAAGACATCCAAAGGCGGAATCATCCTTTCAGAAGAGACCAGAGCAAAGACACAGTTATCCACTGTGTGTGGCTACGTTCTAAGAGTGGGCGACTTAGCCTATGCTGATAAGGACAAATTTCCTACCGGACCTTGGTGCAAGGAAGGCGATTGGGTGATTTTTGGTCGCTATGCTGGCGCAAGACTAACGATAGATGGTGGCGAAGTCCGCATCCTAAACGATGACGAGATTGTAGGCACTGTTAATGATCCAGAAGACATTCTGCACATGTGAGGAGTATGAAAATGGGACAAACAGTAGAAAATCCGACGTATGAACTAGATCTTGGCGAAGGTGTTGAGGGTGTTGAAGTTGACATCAACGGCAATGAAGCCAATCTAGTAGAAACCTCTGTAACTGCCGGTCTTGGCAGTGATACGGAAGGTCAACCTCTTGACGAAGCAAGGGCTGAAGAGAAGCCTGCTGCGCAAGCCGATCAAAAGGATGGCGAAGAGCTAAAAGAATACAGCGACAGCGTTAAGAAGCGTATTGACAAGCTAACTTCTAAGCTTCGTGAAGCTGAAAGACGCGAGCAAGCCGCTATTGAGTTTGCACAAGGTGTTCAAAGCAAGTATTTAAATGCCGAACAGCGAGTGGCTCAGTCTGACCTTGGTCGTATGGGTGAAGCCAAGAGCCGTGTGGAAACACAGATGATGACGATTAAGCAAATCATCAAAAAGGCTCGTGAAGAAGGCGACATTGACACAGAGACTGAGGCGCAAGAGCGTTTAATGTCTTTGATGCACGAACAACGTGAAATTGGGCAGTATTTGGAGCGTGCTCCACAACAATCGGTCCAACAACCACCTCCTCAACCACAACAATTTCAACAACAGCAACAGTTCCAACAGCCCGTCCAGCAAGCCTCGCGCCCTGATTCTAAGGCTGAGGAATGGGCAGAGTCTAACCCTTGGTTTGGCCAAGATTATGCTATGACTTATGCTGCTTGGGGTATTGACAAACAACTCCGTGAAGCAGAAGGCTTTGACGGATCGTCAGATGAGTATTATGATGAGCTAAATCGGAGAATTCGCGGGCAATTTCCGCAGAAATTCTCTGCCCAAACTAACAGAGCGCCAAAGCAGAACGTGCAAGCGGTGGCGCCTGCAGCCCGGTCTTCCGGGGTCAACAACAGTGCACGCCGCAGCGTAAAGCTTTCTCCAAGCCAAGTCGCTATTGCTAAAAAACTAGGTGTACCTGTAGAGGAATACGCCAAATACGTAAAGGAGTAACAAAATGTCTGAAGTAAAATTTACTAAATCTAATCGTGCCGGTGAGTCTCGTGAGAAAGCCGCACGCCGTAAACCTTGGGCACCTCCATCACGTTTGGACGCACCTCCACCTCCAGAAGGCTACAAATATCGCTGGATTCGTGCTGAGATTCAAGGCCATGACGATAAACAGAACGTGTTTAGCCGGCTCCGTGAAGGATACGAGCTAGTTCGTTTAGAGGAATTGCCAGAAGAGTATCAAGCTACGATGCCTGCAGTAGATGAAGGCCGTAACAAAGGTGTTGTAGGTATTGGTGGGTTATTACTTGCCAAGATTCCGTTGGAAACGATTGAAGAGCGTAATGCTCACTATCGTGGACGTACACGTGACCAGTTGGCAGCAGTAGATAATGATTTGATGAAAGAGAACGCGCATTCAAGTATGCGCATTAATAAGGCCGAGCGTAATTCTCGTGTTTCTTTTGGTGGCCCTCGCAATTCAAGTGAGAGTTAACATGACTTTTAATCAATTTTATATGGAGTAACAAATGGCAAATACAAATAAAGCCTTTGGTCTTCGTCCTTTGAACAAGCTAGGTAGTAACTACGACTCACAAGGCGGTACACAGTACCGTATCGCGTCTAACACTACTACTGCTATTTTCCAAGGCGATACCGTAACATTCGGCGTATCTGGTAGCGTGTCTACTGGTTATATCGTTAAACACACCCCTGCTGCCCCAAACATTTTGGGCGTATTCTTGGGTTGTCAGTACACTGACCCAACAACTAAGAAGACAACTTTCAAAAACTACTACCCAGGTGCGGTAGTTGCTGATGACATCGTTGCTTTCGTAGTGGATGATCCTAATGCTCAGTTCTTGATTCAAGCTTCTGGTGTTGCGGGCAACGCTTGCGTTGGTCAAAATGCTAACTTGGTTCAAACTGTTGCAGGTAGCACAACTTCTGGCGTTTCAGGCCTAGAGTTGAACACAGGTTCTTTGGGTGCGGCTTCTGACTTAAACCTTAAGATAACAGGTATCTCAGCTGTTCCAGATGAGAATGACGTAACATCCGCGTATGCAAACTTGATCGTTGTAATTAACGAGCACTTGTATCGTGGTCCAACTGCAGGAGTTGCATAATGGCTATCACACGCGCACAACTAGTTAAAGAACTAGAACCAGGCTTGAACGCTTTATTCGGTATGGAATACAAGCGCTACGAGAACGAACATGAAGAAATCTTTGAAATTGAAGATTCTGAGCGTGCGTTCGAAGAAGAAGTAATGTTGACTGGTTTCGACCAAGCTCCTGTTAAGGCTGAAGGTGCCGGTGTTAACTATGACACAGCACAAGAATCTTTCACAGCTCGCTATACACACGAAACCATCGCATTGGCCTTCTCAATGACTGAAGAAGCAATCGAAGATAACCTCTACGATCGCCTAGCTTCACGTTATACAAAGGCTTTGGCTCGTTCTATGGCTCACACTAAGCAAGTTAAGGCAGCTTCTGTTCTTAACAACGCGTTCACTGGCGGTCAATACGCTGGCGGTGACGGTGTTGCTTTGTGTGCTCTAAACCACCCAACTGCTTTAGGTCCTAACTTCTCTAACACGCCAGCTACACAAGCTGACTTGAACGAGACGTCATTGGAACAAGGTATCATTGATATCGCGTCTTTCATTGACGAGCGTGGCTTAAAGATTGCTGTTTTGGCTAAGAAATTGATCGTTCCAAAAGAACTTCAATTTACAGCCGAGCGTTTGATGAAGACAACACTACGTGTTGGTACTGCTGATAACGATATCAACGCAATCAAGTCAATGGGCTTAATCCCAGAAGGCTATGCAGTTAACCACTACTTGACAGATGTGGACGCTTGGTTCTTGATGACTGATGCACCTAACGGTCTCAAAATGTTCCAACGTACCGCTATCCGTACAGCTTTTGAAGGCGATTTCGACACTGGTAACGTACGTTACAAGGCTCGTGAGCGTTATTCATTCGGCTGGTCAGATCCACGTGGTATCTATGGTTCTTCAGGCGCGGCTTAATAGCTCGTCTTTTGACCAGGAAAGCCCTCTTCGGAGGGCTTTTTTAATTTGTACTTGCATTTAATTTTAGATAGAGTAATATCTAGGAAACCGGGAATATTCCGGCTTATTAGACTGCCCCGGCAGACGCATACAAGACTAATAAGCTTAACTTTGTATGAAGGAAATTATCATGTCAAAAACTACCTTTAGCGGTCCGGTCCAATCAAACGGCGGATTCATGACACCAGTTCTACCTATCGCAGCATCTACAAACCTAACTGCAGCTACTGTTGGTGGTGACTATGTGATTTTGGCAACAACAAACGGCGGCCCAGCTGCTCCTATCACTATCACATTGCCACAAGTTGTTGGTACTTCAACAAACCCAGATCCACGTTACAACGGTATCCGTGGTGCTTTATTCAATGAGGACACAGTTCTTACACACGTTATTGATGGTTTTGCCAGCCAAACAGTAAATAACGGAGCTTCTGTAAACGTACCTCCTTTGCATTTTGCTGAGTGGGTTGGTAACGGAAACCAGAATGCTCCTTGGTTGTGCCGTATTAGCCCATTAGTTTCAGCTTCTGTTTAATTAATCACATAGGGGCCTTGTGCCCCTTTACCTAGGAGATTAATTATGGGTTTTCAATATGACGTAAAGTCGACGGCAATTGCTGCAGCACAGACTGACGCGGCTGTTTTTGCAGGTGCGGCCCGCATCAAAGGAATGGTTATTGGTGTTCCTACTGGGGGAGGTACTTTGACCCTCAAAAATGGTTCTGGTGGCACAACCGTGTTTTCATTGGTAGTTCCAGCAAGCTCAGGGGGTGCATCAAACGTTTCTATCCCTGGCGACGGTATTCGTTGTGAGAATGGCATCTATGCCACGACTCCTGCCAACATGACTGTAACTGTGTTTTATGGCTAAGAAGGCTCCCTCTCTTGCAGTAGGACGTGGTGAGAAGCTCCCTGTGTCGAAAGGCGCAGGGCTTACTGCTAAGGGAAGAGCTAAGTATAACAAGGCTACGGGTTCTGATTTAAAAGCTCCACAACCACAAGGCGGTGCGCGCAAGAAGTCCTTCTGCGCACGCATGAGTGGTATGCCTGGGCCAATGAAAGACGAGAACGGGAAACCGACTCGAAAAGCTGCGAGTTTAAAACGATGGAAATGCTAGTCTGGAACTTAGTCCTGTCGGGGTTTGTTGCCGTTATTGGGTTTTTTCTTAAAGAAAAATCGAATGAGGTAAGACGTTTAAATATTTTGTTAAACAAAACCCGTGAAGAAATGGCTAAAGAGTACGTTACTAAGGCAGAAGTACACAACGACATTAACCGTGTTTTGGACCGTATTGATCGGTTGGAAAACAAAATTGACCTATTCATAAGGGAGCAAAAAAGTGCCCTCAACTAAACCTGGTTTATACGAAAATATCAATGCGAAGCGGAAACGCATAGCAGAGGGTTCTGGGGAAAAGATGCGCAAGCCCGGAACAAAAGGCGCGCCTACCAAAAAGGCGTTTATTCAGTCGGCGAAAACCGCCAAAGTTCCAAAAAGGAGTAAGTAAATGGCAACTAAAAAGAAATCAGGTGCGATTGCCGACCGTCAAGGTCGCGCTTTAATGCCAGGTAAAATGAGCAAGAATCTTCCAATGATTGCACCTCAGTCAGCATACGCTAAGGGCGGTGATGTTAAGCCTTCTGCTTATGACAAGATGCAAGACAAAAAGATGTCTTCTCATGCTGCTAAACCAGCAAAAGTCGCTCACAAAAAAGTGGGTGGTATGATGAAACGTGGATGCAAATAAGGAGCAATCATGAGTAACAAACGTGGCGTAGGTGCAGCAATTAAAGGTTTTGGATGTGTTACTTCAATGTCTACAGGCGAGGCTAAAAAGCCAGTTCCTGTGGATGTTGATTTTGACAAGCAAAAGTACGAAGGTACAGTAGATGTGCCTAAGGACAAAAAAGCACTTTCAATGACTTCTACAAAAGTTAAGATGTAATTTATGGCTACTTCAGGAACGACTAGCTTCGACCTGGATATTGAGGAAATCATTGCCGAGGCCTATGAGCGCTGCGGCATTGAAACTCGTACCGGGTATGACTTAAGAACGGCACGCCGGTCTTTAAATCTGCTTTTCGCAGAATGGGCTAGTCGTGGCTTGAATCTTTGGACTATTCAAGAACACACATTATCTTTGGTAGCAGGCGATTTTGAGTACGATCTGCCGGCTAATATTGTGGATGTGCTTTCAACAGTAGTTCGTTCTCCGCAGGGCAACCAAAACATTGACGTTGTTGTTAATCGTTTTAGCCAGGCAGAATGGTTACACACGCCTAACAAAGGTGGCACATTGGGCCGTCCTGCGCAGGTGTATTTCCAAAGAACAATCACACCTAAGGTGTATTTCTTCCCGTGTCCTGACGATTCAGTGCCTTACACTTTTGTGTACTACGCTATCCGTCGCATTGAGGATGCAGGCGCATACACAAACACAGCGGATGTGAACTTTAGATTTTTGCCTTGTCTAGTGGCTGGTTTGGCTTATTTCTTGTCGCTTAAAGTGGCTCCAGACCGAATTCCCCTGCTCAAGCAGATTTACGAAGAGAACTTCAAGCTTATTGGCGATGCTGACAGAGATCGTGCAAGTTATTACGCAGTCCCTGAAAGGACTATGTATCCATGAGTAGCTATGCTTACGGCAAAAAAGCGTGGGGTATATGTGACCAGTGTGGTCAACGCTTTTTGCTCAACAGCCTTCGTACTCAGTGGAACGCACTTAAAGTTTGCCAAGAGTGTTATGACCCTAAACACCCGCAGTTAGAGCCTCGCCGTAACGTCTCAGACGCGATTGCCTTGTACCAGCCAAGACCAACCCCAGACGATCAGTTTAGTGTGTTTATTGGTCAGGTGGGGGACAGTGCAATTGGTTCAATTGGAATGATACCTGAGTCCTTATCTAGCCCTACGGTGGCGTATACTTTCACTGGTAATTTAACAGTAACTATTACCTAGGTAGACCATGCCCATTACTCAAACCCAGACTACCTCTTTTAAATCCGAGCTGTACCAGGCTGTGCATAACTTTAGCACGGATGTTTTTAAAATTGCCTTGTATACCAGCAACGCCGTCTTGGGCGCGGATACAACTGTATATACGACCGTGGGCGAAGTGGCTACAGGCGGCGGGTATACGGCAGGCGGTAAAACTTTGACTGGTGCAACCATCAACACAGGGTTTGGCACTGCTTATATTAGTTTTAACACCCCAGTAACTTGGACAGGTGCGACCTTTACTGCCAGGGGTGCTCTAATCTACAATAGCAGTAAAGGCAACAAAGCAGTTGCTGTTTATAACTTTGGTCAAGATCAAAACGCAGGACAAGCTAATTCGTTTAATGTGGTTATGCCTGCAAACACCGCCCAAGAAGCCTTGATTAGGATGTCATAATGAACTACGCAGAACTAGTTACCGCTGTTCAAGACTACACGGAAAATACTTTTCCTACGGTCGACATGAATACGTTGATTGACCAGGCGGAGCAGAAGATTTACAACTCTGTTCAGTTACCTGCTTTACGTAAGAACGTAACAGGAACATTGACGGCCAGTAACAAGTATTTAGCATGCCCAAGCGACTTTTTATCTGTCTTCTCTTTGGCAGTAATTCAGACAAATGGAGAATACAGCTATCTTTTGGACAAGGATGTTAACTTCATAAGAGAAGCTTATCCCAGTCCAACCACAACAGGATTGCCTAAGTTTTACGCAATTTTTGGATCACGACTAGGAAATCCAACGGATTTAAGTCTTATTATAGGCCCTACCCCTGCTTCCTCGTACGGGGTAGAATTACATTATTTCTACTATCCACAGTCAATTGTTACCGCAGGCACTACTTGGTTGGGCGAAGAGTTTGATTCAGCTTTGCTAAACGGCACATTGATGGAAGCGATCACATACATGAAAGGCGAACCAGATATGGTTTCTTTGTATAAAAACCGCTATGATGAGTCAATGTTCTTGCTTAAACAGCTTGGAGATGGTAAAAATAGACAAGATGCTTATCGTAGTGGTCAAGTTAGGGTTCCTGTTAAATGAGTAGCGTAGAAAGCACAATATTAGAAGGCGGCGTGGTAATTCAAACCACCAGTGGACGTGGCTTTTCTCCTGAAGAGATAGCTGAAAGAGCGCTTGATAAAATTATTTCTATTGGTAATGAGACTCACCCAGTGATTCGAGACCAGGCACAAGCT